TCTTCATTTCTTAATTCAGAAATAACATCATCTAGATGTTTATTTGATTTTTCGATTGATATTGACACTTCAATTTCTGATTTTTCTTGAGTAAGCTCGCTTATTTTGTCATCTATTCCTGAAACTTTATCTTGAATAGTTTTCCTGATGTTAGAGCGTTTTTGATTAATCTCATTTATCTCTAACATTACTGCTTTGTATTCGTCAGTTTGCGTAACGTCAACGTGAGTTATTTTCAACTTATTAATTTTGTTTTGTATTCTTGCTGAACGCTCTTCTGCTTCGTTGATTTTAATTTGTAAATTATTGTTGTCATCCTCTAATTTCTCGATAATTGGCTTTATTTTCTTGCCCTCTGAAATAATGTGATTGATAGATGTTTGTATTGTTTCTAATTCTTTCGATTTGTTTGCATTGAATTTCTGCAATGCTTTTTCTCTTACCTCACTCACTTGTTCAGCTGGTAACTGTTGACCACAACAACTACATACATTGTCATCAAGATATTCAAATTTTTGATTTTTAGCTTTTTCTAAATCACTTTTTAATCCTTTATGATTTTCTAATAATTGATTACGTCGATTTTCTTCATGTGTAATTTGTTGTTTGTTTTGCTTTAATCTTGTTTTAAGATTCGCAACCGTTCCATTTTCAACGTGTAGCTCATTTGTTAAAGCATGTATTTTGTTCTCATTACTGGCGCTATTATTAGCTTCTATGCGCTTCAATTCTGATTGTTTATCAGCTAATTGGTTACGCAAATTAATTTCTTCTGCACCGTTTTGAATATCTATACGCTCATTTTCAAGTTGCTCAATTTCTTGTTTTATGATTGTGTGTCTATCATTATCGAATTCCGGTACATCCTGCTTATTTTGTTGCGTTTGGTTAATACGTATCGGAATATCTTTGATATCTTTGTTAATCTGTTTTATCTTGTCTGTAAGAATCTTTTTCTTTGTTTCAATTTCGTGATCTCCAAGAATATTATTTAGTTCTTTAAAATCATCATTTGTTTTAATGACATCCTCATCATTGATTGGTTTAGCGATTTCAAACAACAAACTTCTTCGTTTCTTCCAATCTAGTAAGTTAAATGCTTGAGGGTTCGTAATTAACTTGAATACATCTTCATCAATCAGTTCATCAATACGAGCTTTATAATCCTTTACTTTTATTGATTCATCATTGATATATTGTTTCTTCGTTCGACTTCGTGAGTATTCCTTGCGATTCGTTTTTTGATTTATTGTGTACTTAGGATGTGACTCTTTTTTAAAAGTCGTAATTTTTCCGTCGATTTCAAATTCTGCGAAAACAGTCGGAATTAACTCATAATTTTCTTCGTTTTTTTCGTTTAAAGGTACAGGGTTAAATGATTTGGTTGAACCGTCTAAACCCTTATCGAAAAGCAGCCATTGTAATGCGGTTGCTGTTGTAGTCTTGCCAGTCGCATTATTGCCGTATATTTTTGCATCTTTACCGTCAAAGTTAAATTTTTCTTCTTTGATTCCAGCAAAGTTCGATATAGTTAACTTATTTATTTTCATATCTTTCCTCATGCTCCTTTTTTAATCTTCCGATGACCTCTTAGCACCTCGATAATTAAATTTTTTATTCGTTCATGGCTGTCTGGATTGATTTCATGTATCTGCACAAGCTTATTGTTTGTTTTGTAACTGTCGTGATAGTGCAAGAAATTAATCGATAAGTATCCGTGATGATTACGTTCAATTTCCAATAATGCTCGTTGGTTTGACAAAGTATATTCGTCGAATAACGTCTTAAAAATATTCAATATATTTCTTTCTGTATCTCTCATGCTTATACCTACCATTTCATGACTAAGTTAATTAGTCTGTCCTGTTCATCTATGTTATTTTCAATCCATTCATAAATACTTTGTTTCAAAATATCTAAAGCTGTGTATAGATCGTTCTCGTCAGAAACTAGTAGCCCGTCAATTGAATTTCCTTCATGATCTAAAACGACTATTTCGACACTATATGCTCGCTTCTTAACTCTTAATTGAAAATCAAAGCCATCTACATTAAATATTTTTCGACATACGTCACCCGTTTTGTAATACATTGTTTTAGTCCTCCTTGTCGTCATCTATACCGAGAATTTTTTGTGATTTACACATTTGGAGAACATTGACAATATCTTTATAACTCTTAGTGCTATCCAATAAGTAAGCAAGATCAAAAGTATGACCAATCACAGAACTTGAACCTGCTAAATAATCTCCGTCGATAACTCCTATTGATGAGAAAAGCAAAATATCAAATTTACTTTCTCCCTTAATTTCTTTCGCTAATTCATACAATTCTGCCGTTTTTTCAGATAATAAGTCTTTTATTTCTTCCTGCGTCATGTCTTTATAATTTTTAGTCATGGTTGACTTCCTCCGTTTTTCGTTTTATATTTAACTTGAATTTTATTTCTTAAATGTTTGTTACTGTTACTTGTTGGCGCAAGTAGCAGTTTTTTTATTCTTCATAAAAGTATTCCTTATAGAATATGAATGTTGCGATACTTGCGAATCCTGCAATTGACCATGCTGTAGTGAAGTATAGAAACGGCATAAGTACAATCGCTAAGACTGTGAAGCATAGTACTGCTACTAGGTAGCTTTTATAAGTTTTACTCATTTGTTGTGCCCTCCTTTGTAAATCTCATTAAAATGTTCATCTACAAACTTATGCATCCTTCTTGCGTTAAACCTCCAACGATTAAAATTCTCATCAGGATAATGTACGATACCTTGTGCTCTTAACTCTTTTTCGAGTCTAGGGTGAAATAATAACCTGTCTTTGATTGTTTCATCAGATGCAATTTTTAATTTCTTCTTTAAGTCGCTCATGTTCCATACAGGGTCTAATGAGTAAGCTATTAACTCTTCATATTCATCTTTTGTGATAAGCACGTGTGTTTCAGGTATTGGAACTGTTACGTTTAAAATATGTGGCATTTCTATCTTTCCTTTCGTGTATAATGTTGTTATCAACCTAAGGTAGTGATAAGTATGAAATTAGATCATGATTGTGTTAGACATCTTTTGTTAGAAATTGAAACTAATAAAAAGATTGGTGAACCGCTCACCGAATACAATTTCAAAGATAATGTTGTATTTGGAAAATATGATTTTGAAACTGTAATGTATGCATTATTAAAACTGGAAGAAGCAAAGTATGTTAGTGTTAAATTCGGTTGGGAAGATGGACATATTTATGGTTATACAATTAACGATATAACTTGGTCAGGGCATGAATTTTTAGATAATATCCGAGACAATCACACTTGGAAAGAAGTTAAAAAAGTCGCAAACAAAACCACTAGTATGTCCGTAACATTGCTAAGCAAATTAGCTTTTAATTATCTAACACAAAAATTTAATCTAACTTAAATTCTTTTCCATCTATTAATCCATAAAAGTTATTTTTTAAATGCGGATGTCTTTCAAGCGTCATTTCAATAAAACGCTGGTCTATCATTAAGTCGTAGCCATCGTTGTATTGAATATTAACGGGTCGTCTATTACATTCTTCGTCATAGTAGTAATAGATGACTTTTTTGTTTTGAGCTTGCATTGTTCGTTCCTCCTATTAAGATGTTTGTTTTTCTCCTAAAAACTTATTAACAAAGTATTGTTGTCCTTTGCCTGTTACTTTTGGCGTCTTACTAATTGATGTGTGACCGTCCGAATGTGTGATTGATGTTTCTTTAATTTCGAATAACTCACGTTCCATTGAATACTGTGTAGGCATGTTATAATCCACACCCTTGCGTTTAATAAGGAATCCGTTTTGACGTAACCACTCAAACAATCTGCGTTGCCCGATGTTTATACCGTTTTGTTTAATGATCTTTGCTAACTCTCCAACTAAAATTGATGTCTTAGTAGTAGCTACTGCATCTGCAAATACAATTTTTGGTTTATCACGTTCAATCTTTGTTTCTAATTGATTGATTGTGTTGTTAGCAATTTTTAAAGCACGTTGCATAATCATTTCTGGGCTATTCCATGCTTTTTCAACTTGGATGAAGTATTGTCTTGCACGTTTGCCAGGTTCACTACGTTGAATCATTGCAATCTCTTTTGCAGTGTCTAGTGTGAGTGCGTGGTCAGTTTGATTCTGACGACCTCCTAGTGGGTTATGGACAAAAATGTCCGTGACTATATAATCGATATTTTCTTCAAATCCGTAATCACTCATTCTTTCAAACCATTTTTTGTATGGAGTCTTAACCTCTAATGCTTGATGAAGTTCTCGACCGCTGATTGCGATTTCTCCATTTTCTTTTTCTTGTATGTTGAACATTTCGCCTATGTTCGATTTTGTTTGTAATGCTTGCATATTGTTTGTGCTCCTTTCTGCTATACTCCTATTAAGGAGGTGAATGACTTATGACTGATGAAGCTAAATTTGTCCTTTTACAACTTTATTCAATTTACCTTGGTAGAATTGACGAAGGTATGTCTAAACATTCTGCATCTTATTTCGGTAGTGATGAATCCTCATTTAACGCTTTCTTTTTAGGTTTTAATTTTGAAGACTATATCGATGCAGTTCTTGAATTAAAGCATAGAGATTTTGTAATTGCTTCTGCTGAAGATGGCGGTTTTCTTGAGATGGCTCTTTCTCGAGAAGGTATCGCCTACTCAGAATCAGAATCCAAAAAAGATTACAAAACACTTATGGGTTTAATTAGAGATTTGAAAAAATTAATAATCTAAAATCCAATCATCTGCTATTAAATCGTCTGCGCTAGGCTGCCACCTTCCGGCGGCGGTTTGTCTTTTTTTCTTATAGTGTCTAGATACGACTAGGCATTGATAACGCTGCAAATTAGTTGGTA